ATGATTTTAGTGACCACCCGCGAGGAAAAGCGGAGCTACCCGGTAATCTAATAGTATCCTCCAACCCCGAGGCCTTCGTAACCCTTTACCACCAGGGTGATATTGTCGTCATCGGCACAGCCTCTGGTAAGTTCTTGCCCGTCACCCCTAACCACCCGGTATTGACTGACAGGGGATGGGTTGCGGCCAAGTTCGTCAAGGAAGGTGACAATGTATTGAGCCACACCGGGGAGTATGGGGCTGCGGGTGTTGTGGGTCCAGACAAAAACCATATTCCAACCCTCGTTGAAAAGATACCGAGTGCGTTCAATATGCTTAGGCTTGGAGCCGTGCCAGAATCCGCCAAACACCTCTATGCCAACCGGGAAGACGGCGAGGTCGATGTTATATTTTCCAACCGCCTTTTGTGGAGTAGCTACGACGCCGCACGACAAGAGGAAATCAAGCAATATCTTTTCGGAGGCGGAAACATTGCTGGCTTTAGCCTCTCTGCCCTTCGCTTGATTGCAGAGAACCTCATAGGAATGTTTTCTACCGCGAGTGAACTCTTGGGCGTTGGCAATACAGGCGCTTCGTTCGGCTTGGGTCATTTTGGAAAATCGCATTTGTCCGGCCTCAGACATACCGCGATGGGGAACTCCGTTTTCACGCAAAATTCGAGTTATGACGTTGCGAGAAACACCGAAGGATTTAGCGACAAATTGCTCGGTTTCGCCGGAAGTATAACGGGCGACAATATCGGCGGCAGGCAGGGTGATCTTATTCCCGCTATTGGCGGAAATTTTAGCGGCCTTAATCGGAAGTCGTTCGGCTTTACTCCTGAACAACCCATTAGCCTTGAGGTGATTCGACAGGGTTTGACCCGTGGTGTGCCATCTGGCAGCGACAACCTCAATGCTATCGCCGCCGATGTAGTCTTTGACCGCGTTGTTTATGTCGACGTCAGATATTTTTCTGGTCATGTCTATAGTCTCCAAACTAAAGAGGGATGGTATAGCAGTAACCAGATTATATCACATAATTGTATTGCTGTGCCAATTGTCAAGGGTGTTACACCTCCGACCTGGCAAAAGGGTCCGGAATGGTTCAAAGGATTATCGCCGGAGGAACAGCGGGCGAAAATGGGCGCGGATAAGTTTGATGCCTGGAAGGATGGGAAATTCAAGCTGGAGGATTTAGCGCAAATGAAGCATAGCGACGTTTGGGGTGACAGTCCCCGTGTCCCCTCACTCGCGGAGCTACTCCAATGATACTAATCGCCTTCCCCCTGCACCTCACGAATGGTTTTATTTATTACCTCATTCAGACTGGCAAACGACGTATCCAGGCGCGATTTATTGTAGATACTGTCAGACGCGGCGAGAAAGCACCGCTATGGATGCGGGTCGCTATTCGTGTATTAGGAAAGGCGAAAAAATGACTGACACCGAGCGCGAGGCGGCCCAGCAGCGCAAAACACAGGTATTGCTACTGGCGACGCGGCAAGCGTGCCTGATGATATTGGGCGCGATTGAGGATTATTTACAAATGCCGCGCAGCGTACCACCTAAACACGGGAGAAATTTATAGAACTATTCTGACGACAACTGAATAATGCCACCGGGCAACCAGCGGCCTGTTTTTGAGAGATCACCGGGAAACCAGCGATCTGCCAGAAATAGGTCGCATTTATTTTAACCACGGGAGAGATACCCGACGAAATAGGAGAGGCGAGATGCCTAACGACACACAGAATACCACCAATTCAACCGATACCACCCAGGGAGCCGCAAACGATACACCGGCTAACTTCGAGGAGTATATCGGCAAGCAATCCGACGACGTGAAGGCGCTTTATACGCAGCACGTTACGGGATTACAGAACACCGTCAAGGCGACACGGGATGAGCGAGACACTCTCCGCACACAACTAAAAGACCTGCTGCCGAAGGCCGAGAAGGGTTCGGAGCTTGAGAAAAGCCTTACGGAATCACTGGGTAAGTTGGAACTGGCCGAACGCCGCGCAGCGTTTGTGGAAGATGCGATAAAGCCGGAGATCGGCTGCCGCAACCCGAAGGCCGCGTTCTTACTGGCTCAGGCTGACAACCTGTTTGACCGGCGCGGTTCACCCGACTGGGCGGCAATCAAGGCCGCAGCTCCTGAATTATTCGGAGCGCCAAAGGTGAACGCCAACGCTGGCGACGGAACCGACAATCAACCGCCTAAAGCGGACATGAATAACTATATCCGGCGCATGGCCGGAAGATCGTAAGAGGATATGAAATGGCCTTCAACAATTTAATTTCACGCACTGATTCGGCTGCCCTCATTCCAGAGGAAGCCGCCAACGAAATAATCAAGGCAGTCGAGGAAATCAACCCCCTGATGCGCCTTGCCCGCCGCCTGCCGAACATGAGCCGCGCTCAAAAGCGTATGCCCGTGATGTCCGCCCTGGCAACCGCCGGATTTGTGGCCGGCGATACCGGACTGAAACAGACCAGCGAAGTCAACTGGGCGAATAGCTACATTGACGCCGAAGAAGTTGGCGTTATTGTGCCGATCCCCGAATCCGTGTTAGATGATGCCGACTATGACCTTTGGAGCGAAGTTCAGCCCGAAATGGTTAAGGCTATCAGCAACGCTATCACCTCCGCCGTGCTATTCGGCTCGAACATCCCAGCCTCTTGGACTACCAACTTGGGAGCCGCTGGTTTGCTCGCTCGCTGTGTGGCCGCCGGACATAACCCGTCCCTTGCCGCCTTTGCCGATGCCTACGAAGCTATCTTAGGCGAGACCGCCGCCGGCGTTGACGGTGCGTTTATGTTAGTCGAAGCTGACGGCTACGCAGTGAACGGCGTTGTAGCTCACCCGTCCGTGAAGGGCCTTCTGCGCAACCTGCGCGATGCTGACGGTAATCCGATTTTCAAGACCTCGATGCAGGATGCAACCCGCTACGAGCTTGACGGCGCGCCGCTTTACTTCCCGACCGATGGCAGCATGGTCGCCGCCTCTGCACTGATGTTTGTAGGTGACTGGACGCAGTTGGTTTATTCCATCCGAACAGACATTTCCTACAAGGTGCTGGATCAGGCCGTTATTCAGGACAACGCCGGGACGATCATTTATAACCTAGCGCAACAGGACATGGTTGCCCTCCGCGCCGTTATGCGCCTGGGCTTTGCCCTGCCGAATCCTATCAATGCAATGAATGCTACCGCTGCAACCCGCTGCGCATTTGCCGCACTAGTCCCGTAGGAGGTATGACATGGGATTTTACCCAAAGAAACAACTGTCAGCGGTTGATCTGCGAGGCACGGTTTCAATCGGCGGCGTGGCTCTTACTGCTGGCGCGGTTGACCTCAATCGAACCGACGTAGAAGCCGCTCAAACGCTGGTAGCCGATGGCGCGATTACCGTAAAAAATGGCGTCTGCGTTATTGCCAAAACCGTGGCTGGCGTGGTCAATGCGACACTGGCTGACCCCGTTGCAACCACCGACGACTTCAAACGCCTGACCATCATCAACGGGCAAGCGCAACTCAATGTCATTACCAGTGCGTCAGCATTTGGCAATGGCGGCGCTGGCGAAGATGTAGCCACCATGAGCGCCACGGTTGGTGACACCCTGAACTTAATGGCTTACCAGGGCAAGTGGTATATCACCGGCGCACACCAGGCGACCATTGCCTAACTTTCTGACTTATTTGGGTGGGTGAAATTCCCACCCAGGAGATAAAAAATGTCTGTAACTTTGAACACTCAAACCGGCAAGGGCTATCTGGTAGTCGATTACACCGGAGAAGCCGCCATTGGTTTGCAGGGCAACCTTGCCAATCCCGAAGGCGTGAACCTGCTCATCACCAATTCCTACCTGTACCTCGTTACCCCATCAACCGCTGCCGCGACCATGAACGTTGGCCCCGGCGCGACCGGCGCTGACAATTCCGAACTTCACGGCGCTGTGCCGCTGAATGGCGCGGCTGCTACAGCCTGGATGGGCTATCACCCCGCCGTTACTCAGGATGCTTCGCTCGCCGTTCTCTGGGGCGCAAGCGAATTCCTGACCTTCACAACCGCCGCGCAGTCTGCTTTACCTTGCGTTGCGAAACTCTATATCCAGTACATCCGCGTCGAGTAGGACGGTAAACAATGACAGCGACGGCAGCAATGATTTTACGGGTAAGGAATATGGTCAATGAACCTGTATCTGTGGCTTACTCAGACCTGATTATACAAGGTTACATTGAAACTTATCCACTGATAGACGTAAACGGTGAGCAACCCTACACATGGTCGAGTGCTACGCCTCCGGTGCAGGTCGTCAATACCTCCTGGGTATCCACCTATGATCTACACGCTGCCGCCGCTGACATTTGGGAAGTTAAGGCGGGTGACTGGGTAAGTAAATACGACTTCAAAGCCGACGGTGCGGATTACAGCCGGTCGCAAGCCTATCAAAACATGATGGCACGCGTGCGCTATCACCGCTCCATGCGGGCAACCCGCTCCATGCGCGGCTTCAAATCGCCTAAAGAACCTTACGGCGGGCGTCAAGTTTGGATCGGCAACCTCGCTGAGGAAGACAACTAATGGCAGGCGAAGAACAGTTTTCCGCCGACGAACTGGCCACAATGCGCGAGGCGCAGGACGGGCATATGCTCGATCTGTGCGTAATCCAAACGTATAGCACGACGGCTAATAGTTATGGCGAACTAATAACCACCTACACCGACGCGGCAACCGCCACGGCGTGCGGGTTGGATATGCGCCCAGGCAGCGAACAACCCAGGCAGGACATGACTACTTTGGAATGGGACGCAACGATGCGCCTTCCAATCGCAACCGTGCTGGACGCAAAAGACCGGCTGAAGGTGACTTATCGGTTTGGGGAGCTACTCGCCACACCGTTGGTTTACCGCGTCGAGGGACCAATCCAGCGCGGCCCGTCCGGCATCCGCGTAAAACTGCGGAGGGTCGATGTCTAAGCCGGTTGTCAGTATGTCCATCGATATAGGCGACTTTTCGAAGCAACTCCGCAAACTAAGTGGTGCGGCAAGGGATCAAGCCTTACTGGATTCGTTGGAGGCTGGGGCGCGCGTAATACAGGCAGAGGCGATGATAAACACGAACGCGGTATTCAGCGACAAGGCTACCGGAGCGCTGGCGAACTCCATCATCGTGGAAACCGAAGGCAGTGGAACGAAGGTCAGCGCAAGGGTTGGCCCTACCGTGATTTACGGCCGCATCCAGGAACTAGGCGGAATTATCAAAGCCGTTTCTGCGAAATACCTTCACTTCGTAATCGATGGGGTCGATGTATTCACTAAAACGGTTCACATCCCCGCGCGTCCATACTTACGCCCGGCGGTAGATAACAATCACGACAAGATAGCCGCCGCAGTTGGTGAAACGATCAAGCGAAAAATCACGGAGGCGCTCAAATGATAACGATTGAAGAAGGGTTAGCCGCTTTCCTGGTTGCCAACGCTGCGGTCAATGCGATTGTTTCCGGGCGCGTTTATCCGAATAAGCTGCCGCAAACCGTGACCATGCCCGCGCTTACCTACCAGCGCATTGATACCCCGCGTGTTCATTCCCATGACTCCAGCGGCTCCGCTGGCACAGCACACCCGCGCATCCAGTTCGATTGTTGGGCGGCAAGCTACTCGAGCGCAAAGGGTTTGTCAGACGCGCTTCGAGGCGCGCTCAATGGATACAAGGGGACTATGGGATCGGTAAACCCTGTAACGGTTCAATCCGCATTGCAGGAAGACGAGCGTTTTGACGACTTCGCTGACGCCGGAATTGTGCGGCTATCGTGCGACTTTATCATCTGGCACCTAGAAACTTAAATGACGCGGCCAGAGCGACGACCAGTCTGGCAGGAAGAATAATCAATGACTAAATACTCAGCATTCGGAACTCAATTACAACTGGGTAACGGCACGCTCCAGGTGGAAACGGCGACGGTTGTCGGCACGATTACACAATCCGGCAATGCCACGTTTACCGTGACCTCAACCGGCATGACCGGATCACCAAAGGCTATCAGCGTTGCCGTTCTGATAAATGACACCGCCGCGATGGTAGCGCAAAAGGCTATTCAGACGCTGCGGGCTGATTCCGCAGTATCTGCTATGTACTTTGTGGGTGGAACCGGCGCTACCGTTGTCCTGACCCGCAAGGTTGCAATCGCTGACGTTGCCAACCTGAATATCGCATTCACCAATGACACCTGTTTAGGGCTTACCCCAAACGCCACATCAGCAAACACTGTTGTGGGCGGAGCTGCGGAAGTGTTTACCACAATCGCTGGCGTCACCAATATCGGCGGCCCCGGACTTGGCCTGGATACGGAG